GCTGGCTTCCTGCTGGAGCTCCCAGGCCGGCGGGAAGCCAGCTACACGTGGAAGGATCCGGCCACAGGGCTGGAGTGCAAGACGCGGCCGGACTGGCACAGCGAGGATCGCCGGATCGTCGTGGACGTGAAGACGACGCGCGACGCCAGCCGGGTGGAGTTCGCCAAGAGCATCGCCAACCTGGACTACCACGTGCAGGCGGCCTGGAACCAGACCGCGCTCGAGGCCCAGCAGTTCCTCACCATCGCGGTGGAGAACACGCGGCCGTTCGCGGTGGCGGTCTATCCCGCGAGCAGCGCGATGATCGCCGCCGGTATGCGGCGGATCGAGGCTGCGATGACGCTGCTGGCCGAGTGCCATGCCAGCGGGCGGTGGCCTGGGTATGGCGACCTGGTGGCGGAGCCGATTGAGCTGCCGGGGTGGTGCCGTGATTGAGGGCCGCTGGCTCACCTACCAGCAGCTGCTGAAGCTGCACCGCGAGTCGTTCAGCGATGGCGGCCGCACCGTGGTGCAGATGCTCAGGCTGACCGCCGAGCAATACGACGAGGCCACCATGCCTCACCCTCGCCTCGACCAGATCGCTGATGAGATCGAGGCCATCCTCAACGAACGAAACTCATCCCATGGCTGAATCAACAGCACTGACCACCACGAGCCAGCAGCAGGCGCCGGGCGCGCTGGCGTTCCTGCATGACGGCGCTGCGTTCGAGCACCTATGGCGCGTCGCCAAGGCGTTCTCGATGTCGGGCATGGTGCCACCGCACTTCCAGGGCAAGCCCGAGAGCTGCATGGTGGCGCTGATGTATGCCGAGCAGCTGGGCGAGCATCCGATGGTGATGTTTCAGGAAACGGGCGTGATCAACGGCCGGCCGAGCACCAGCGCTCGGTTCGCCATCGCCCGGGCCAACAAGTCAGGCTTGCTCCAGGGCGTGATCAGCTGGACCGAGAAGGGCCAGGGCGATGCGCTGGAGGTAACGGCGAGTGCGACGCTGCGCGAGACCGGCGAGGTGATCCAGGCGAAGGTGACGATGAAGGAGGCCGCGGCCGACGGCTGGACGCGCAACCCGAAGTACCGCTCGATCCCTGGCCAGATGCTGCGGTGGCGTGCCGCGACCCGGCTGATCAACCTCTACCTGCCTGAGGTGCTGTTTGGCCTGGGCGTGAAGGAAGAGATCGAGCAGGTGACGGTGCGTGAGGCCACAGCAGCACCAGCAGGTGGCGCCAGTGTGGTTGCGGATTTGAATCGGCAGATTGCTGCGCAGGCAAGCGGTGCAGTGACAGAGCCGGAGTCTGGCGAAACTGACACTTCACAACCTGTGCTTGAGCAGCAGGAATCCGTTGAGGCTGAGATTGTCGGCGGCGTCGACGATCCGTTTTAAGGAGTGCGGCCTATGAGTGCAGCGTTCTTGACATCCAAGGAGGTAGCCGATCGCTGGCGGCTGAGTGATCAAACGTTGGCGAACTGGCGAAGCGCGGGCAAAGGCCCGCCCTTCATCCGGGTTGGCACCCGAGTGCTTTACCCCATCGAGGGGATCCACGCTTTCGAGAAGCTCAGCCAGCAATGGCTGGGCGACAAGGAAGAACAACCACAACCATCAACATGAGCGAAGTCATCAACACCCTGCTGCGGGCGAGTGTGCATCACTTCATCGGCCGCCTGGGCCGTGATCCAGAGATGCGGTTCCTGCAGAACGGGAACAGCGTCTGCAACGCGAGCATCGGCATCAACCGGCCCGGCTCCAGGCAGGGCGATGGGCAAGAAGCGGACTGGATCAAGCTGGAGATCTGGGGAGAGGACGGCCAGCGGTTCGCTGATGCCTGCCGCAAGGGCCAGGAGGTGCATGTGGTGGGTCGGGTCAAGACTGACCGCTGGACCGATCGCAACAGCGGCGAGGAGCGGATGGCGTTGTGCTGCATGGTGAAGCAGTGGCAGCTGATGCCTGCTGCAGCGCAAGCGCCAGCTGCTGCTCCTGCTGCTCCTGCCGCTCCTGCTGCTCCTGCAGCGGCGCCACCAGCGCAACACCCCGCCCACGCAGCAGCCGGATGGCAGCCGAACCCGCAGCAGGGCACGGTTGCCGCTGGATGGAACAGCGGACCGCTCGCGCCGCCTGACGACGACGGCATCCCGTTCTGAGGTGATCGAGCCACAGTTCCTGGCGTCGCTGCGGCGGCGCCATCGCGCGGAGCTGGTGCTCGTGATGGTGCAGCTGGAGCAGCTCGCGCCAGGTTGGTGGCTCACGCTGCACGACCTGGCCGAGCAGCTCGGCACCGATCGAGCGACGCTAAACCGCAGCGTGCGGAAGCTGGAGGATCTGGGCCTGCTGCGGCGGGCCTCGATCAGCAACAACGGGGGCACGTGGATCTGGTGGGTGCAGCGCCATGAGGCTGATGCGCCAAGGCCAGAGGACGAGCCGGCGTGGGTGGTGTTCGACGAGGTGAGCAAGCGATCGGTTCGGATCCCGGTGAACGATCGATGGGGATGGGCTGAGCGGAAGGAGATCCCGCGCCAGACGATGCGGTCGTTCTTGGCGGGGAACCAAGCGGTGCTGCGGGAGCGGTGGCGGCTGGTGTCAACACCGCTGGATTGTGAAGCGTTGTAACAGCGACGCGCTAGGCGCAAGCGTCAGCTCCTATTCTCAGATCACGGGGGGCGACCCCCACCACCCCTTCCGGCTCCGAGCCGGCTCTGAACATGGATCTCAAGCAGATCACCGGCACCATCGAAGAGCAGATCCGCAAAGGCTGCGGCGTTGCGATCGAGTGGACTTTCCGCGGTGAAGACCGCTTCACGATCAGCGGCGACTGCCTGGCGGTGAACCGCGCGGTGCTGTTCTGCATCGAGCACGATCTCTGCCGGATCGAAGACGACACGGTGTACGACGCCGAGCTCGACATGAGCTTCGCCTACCTGAAGGCGGCCTGATCGCTCACGGCCCCGTCAACGGGGCCTCTCACCACCCCACCGGATCAATGACCTTCACCACCCTGGTTTACGAGCACGAGCACGGTCGCAAGCCTCGCGGCCGTGGCAGCTGGGCGTTCTGCCCCTGGGCCAAGCACAACACCCACGACTACCTGGATCACACGGTGTTCAGCCCCGGCGGCATGACGCTGACCGAGGCGAAGCGCTGGGCGCGGTTGCACGCCAGCGATGTGCGCTCGCCTCTGTCCTACGCCAAGACCGTCGTGGTGATGCTCTGAGCGGCCATGTTCAACCCCGACTTCTACCCCACGCCGCCGGAGGTGGCGGCCGAGATGCTCGACCCGCTCGACCTGCGGGGTAAGACGGTGCTGGAGCCGAGCGCCGGCAGCGGCAACCTGGTGCGCGAGTGCCTGGATCGAGGCGCGGCGGAGGTGCTGTGGTGCGAGAAGGAGCCGCAGCTGCGGGCAATCCTGCGCGGCATTCCCTGCGCAGGTCCAGCTCCCGGCTGTGCTGACTTCCTGGCCGTCGCCGCTGACCAAGTCAGCCACGCCGACCTGGTGGTGATGAACCCGCCCTTCTCGGCGGACGAGGCTCACATCCTGCACGCCTGGGAGATTGCGCCGCCCGGCTGCGAGATCGTGGCGCTCTGCAACTGGAACACCGTCGAGGGCCGCTACCGGGGCCTGCAGCTCCAGCTGGCCAGCCTCATCGAGGCCTACGGCAGCAAGGAAAGCCTGGGCCAGTGCTTCGCCGATGCGGAGCGCGCGACCCGCGTCCAAGTCGGACTTGTACGCCTGTCCAAGCCCGGCGTCCAAGTCGGACGCGATGAGTTCGACGGCTTCTTCCTGGGGCCCGACGACATCGAGGCCCAGGGCGAGGGGATCATCCCCTACCGCCGCAGCCGCGACATCGTGAACCGCTACGTCGAGGCCTGCCGGATCTTCGATGAGCAGGTGGCGGCCGCCACCCGACTGCACACCGTGCTTGATGGCTTCTTCGGCCAGGAGCTGGGCCTGCAGGTGACGGTCGACGGCGCCGCGGTGACTCGCAACCGCTTCCGCAAGGATCTGCAGAAGGCCGCCTGGCAGCACGTCTTTGCTGAGTTCCTGCCCGCGCAGATGGCCACCAGCCAGCTGCGGGCCGACATCAACACCTTCGTGGAGAAGCAGAGCCGCATCCCGTTCACCGAGCGAAACCTGTGGCGGATGCTGCAGATCGTCGCCGGCACGCAAGAGCAGCGCGTCGATCGTGCGGTGGAAGAGGTGATCGACAAGATCACAAGACACCGCAAGGAGAACCGTTACGGCGTCGAAGGCTGGGCAACGAACAGCGGCTACATGCTGAACATGAAGCTGGTGTTCCCCTACCTGGCGGAACTGAGCTGGAGCGGTCGCGGCACCGTCAACGTGAAGACGTATGGCGGCGCTGCTGATGAGATCCGCGACCTGATCAAGGCGCTGTGCTTCATTACCGGCCGCAACTACGACGAGGTGAAGGATCCTGCTGGGGGATGCCATGGCCTATGGCCTGGCGAGTGGCACGACTGGGGCTTCTTCGAGTTCAAGGCTTACAAGAAGGGCACCGTGCACTTCCGGTTTAAGGACCGCGACGACTGGGCAGCGCTCAACAAGCGCTACGCCCGCATCAAGGGCCAATCACTACCCGACAAACTCTGATGACCACCAACATCACCGACACCCTGCAAGAGCGGGGCCAGCGCTACGGCAAGTTCACCGGCCACGCGGAGATCACGCAAGCGCTGAAGTACACCATCGACAGCTTCATCGACGCCCGGGCGAAGCACTTGGCCTCAGACCAGCTGGAGGCCCTGGACATGATCTGCCACAAGATCGGCCGGATCATCAACGGCGACCCCGACTATGCCGACAGCTGGCACGACATCGCTGGCTATGCGCAGCTGGTGGCGGATCGGCTCAACGGAGTGGAGCGGTGAGCGACCACTGCGTAATCGACCTGGCCGCCCAGCCGCCGCGATTCCGCTGCGAGCTGTGTGGCGCTGAGCAGGTGCTGCAGCTGCCAATCTCACTGCACGAGGCCGCATGGCTGGGTGAGCAGTGGGTTGAGCAGCATGCCGCCTGCGCTGAGCCAGAAGAAGACCACCCAAGCCTGACTGCTGAAGAACGCAACCCCACCCTGAAATGAAACGCCACATCATCCTGTTCGCTGCTGTGCTGCAGCAGCTGGCGCCGGTGCACGCCCACGGTCGTCCGGTGACCGCCACGGTCTACGACAGCTGGTATCACGGCCGCACCACCTACTGCGGCGGCACCTACCAGCACTGGGGCGTGAGCGCCGCTCACCCGTGGCTGCCGTGTGGCACGCCGGTGCGGGTGAAGCACCAGGGCCGCACGCTCACGGTGCGGGTCACTGATCGCTGCAACTGCAGCTCGATCGACCTGAGCGCTGGCGCTGCTCACCGCCTTGGTGTGCCACTCGATGGCATCGCAACTGTTCGCATCTCTCATCCATGACTGAACTCACCACCGCCTGGATGCTCGGCTGCGTCTGCGGGTTCTTCATGGGCGTCACGGTGGCTGGCCGCCGACGGCCAACGTGCCGCGAAATGATGCGCGACCCAGACCGCCAGCCCACCTTTGCTGAGCTGTTGCTGCCACCACCCCGCGACCGCGACCCCGACTGGCGCCGCAGCTTCAACCACGAGAACACCAACCGGCCATCAGGGCCGCC